AGCTATTAAACAAAGTAGGAACTGTCTCCTGCTTTTTTTATGCTACCATCATCACCCCACATTATTGAGTTTTCTAACTCATCGCTGTCATCTTCCTGGGTAGCCACTTCACTTGGCTTCCACGCATTTAGTTCTGCTAACATACTAATTGTATCTATCTGATCATCGTGTTTACTTTTAAACCCCTTAAGAGTAGCTAAAGATACCTCAAAAAGCAACTCTACAAGTTCCTCGCTGTCTTTTAATTCTTCCGGTAGCCAAATCTTTTTAGATTTAAACAACGGAACTGCATTCTGCTGAAACCTACTCATCTTATCTTTAGTAGGTCTGATTCCTATTGTATTACTATTTTTCCCCGTAGACAAAGTAAAATAAATATTACGATGTCCCATTTCATTTTGAATCCAGCTAATAAAACCTCCCTGTTGTCCTGTCGTTTCAATTCCTACTTCCTGGGGAGCATATTCCTGAACTAAACGAAATAAGTTATCAATAGTGTCATTCATTAGGGCTCTTTTACAATACCCGTCTACCCAGAGCCAATCACCGTTATTATTGTATGCCCATACGTTAATTACACTAAAATCAGCATGTTCTCTATCACTAGTTGCAAAATCCGTAGTGATATAAAAATTATAGGCTCCTTTGCTTTTAAGTAACGTACTTCTTTTATACCAAATTAAATCTGAATCCTGGATTAGCCTATCTTCTTCTGATGTAATGCGTAGCATTAACTCCTGGTTAAATGAATCTAGCTGTCCAGCCCCTTTAGCCTTAAGATATTGAGTATTCACATACTCATAACTAAACCTATCTTCCCAAGCGCCTTTAAATTCTTCCTCACTACAAGGAAATCTCTCGCATACTGGGTACACATTAACATGCCAAACCCCTGATTCTATGGCCTTATACAGAGGGTCCTTAGCATTAAACGGAGTTCCAGACCAAATAACTTTACGTTTATTCGGATGTAAGGCGTAATCAATAGCAGAATAGACGGTGTTTTCCACATTCTCGATAATAGTCGCGGACCTAGCATCTTCATCTCCTAATAGATCATCAAGTACAGCAAGGTGCGGTCTCGTATTTAACTCAACTGTACCACGAACACCTGTCTTCGCACCATGCCCAGTAACAACAAATTCCTTGCCTTCAGCATTTTTAAAATACCATCTAATATCAGTAAACCTAGTAGTAGTAATATACTTTTTTAAAAATTCACTATTTTCACAACGCCTTTCTATACGAAGCCGCATTTTCTTTACGCCGTTTTCAATACTATCCGAGAGATATAAGGCGTAGTCTACTACCCCAAATCCTGGAATTGATCCATACACAGCCAGATATAAAAACAAGTATTCGGCAAATATAGTAGTTTTGGCCAATCCACGCGCACACATATTAGCGGTGTTCTGGTTTTTACCTGCTATTTTATCCAGCATTTGGTAGTGAATTACCGGAGTTTTGTTCTCTTCTCCCTTCTCACCATTAACTAACTTGATAAATGATACGAATTCCAGGGCGAATTCACTTGGCACATACGTAGGATCATCCTCGTAGTCGATATCATTAAGCCATTCATCCACTGATTTCTTAGTTAGCACTTTCAATTACCTCGTATGTAGTTTCTACTGGATCAACCTTCTTAGCTATTATTTCACTATGCGCTACCTCTTTAGCACTAGATTGGCCATTTAGAATCATTTTAAGCTGTTGCTGTGCAAGAGCCTTAGTAGTTGCTCTTAAATCCTCTACTACATCGTTATTGTAGTTAATATCAATTTCTACTTTAGCCGCTGCAGGAGCTGTTAAATTACTGATCAGTGATTCAGCTGCCTTCTGCCTTACTAGTTCTGATTTAGCTGTATGCATTAGTTCTGCCTGTACATTAATGGCCTCCTGGTAGACGCCTGCATTTAATATATGCGTAGGCACCATAGTCTGTTCCATAATTTTAGTAATTAATGCATTTTTACTGTAATTATCAGCAAAACTAGCTATATAAGAAGCCGAGGCGCCTTTATCTATTAAATTCTGGTACCTGTCAGGAAATACCTTGCTATAAGCAATAGAAGCCTTATCTCCCATTAATCTAAGAGATACAAACTTAATAGCGTTCACATAAGCAGCTAAAGAGTGTTTACCCGTTGCTAATACCGAGGAATAAGTCAACGTGTTATCCCGAAACACTCTCCTTAGCTCAGAATCAGGTTCCGAATTAATAATTGCGACAACCTCGTCAGTTATGTGTCTTCTAAACCGTTTATCGGGTACTGCCCCGGCTAACTGCTCCTTAGTTAAATGGTCTGTTGTTTCCAGACTAGTATCAACATCTTTTAAATTAGTTAGTTGCATTACGAACCTCGTTCCATTTGTTAATTAATGCGTTATGTGATATTCCATCTGAATAGCATTCATGGGGAGATACCATCCATATGTCCTTATCTACTTGTATTAGCACACTTTTGTCTACTAATTCAGCCCAATACTTGTTCCAGGTCCTGTAGTCCTTAATCCAATTAACTGCTTTAATAAACGCTTTCTTATCTATCTCATTATTTTTATTAGATAATAGCGTTAATGGCAGCAGTAGAGCGCATGCTGTCCTGGACAGAGTACTCTCACCTGCTGTTTCTAAATTTATATATTTACTCACTTCTCAGTCCTTTACTAGTCTGGGTATCCCACATGTGCTTAACTATAAAATACTGCCTATCGTTACCATTAAACATAACATCTGGATTAAGCATATACTCCTTTTTAGTATATTTCCTGATAAAATCAGACTTCTTCAGGGTCCGCAGCCCACGATGAAAATCATGCAGTGTCATCCCCGTCTTCTCACATATAGTCTTAGGGGTCCCCACCACCATATTCACCCTATTGATCTTATACATTATCTTCAGCAGAACCAGCGCGGCATCACTCGATAGCTTATTATTAGCTAAAAGAGTAGCAGGGGGTGTCCCCAATTGAAATTTATTAAACATTGCCTTCCCTCCGATAGAAACAACTCAATAGACCATATTGAGAATGGAAAAATAATATACCCAAAAACAACAAATAGCAACATTTAACTTCAGTTTAATCTCACATTAGAGATTAAACAGGGTAGTTTAATCTCAGATATGAGAATAAACAGATTTTGAGAATGAATATAGCCCCTATATAACAATAATTTATAAGTAGTATATCCTTCTTTAAGAATAAGAAGAGTCCTCCGGACTTCTCGCCCCTTCGGGGCTTCAGTCCGTCGTCCTTATATTAATATAATATATTAAGAGCAGGGCTAACCTACAAGATGGTCTTAAAGCCATTGGCAATTTTTTATTTTTAGGTACGAGTGCAATACTTACTACTTGGGGGCGGTAGTGCTCAACTACCCCCGCCCCCAAAATTCAAAAACGATCTTTTTACACAGTAGGACGGCAACCAAAACATAGGGCTGAAGCCCTAAAGGCATGTTACTAACCTTATAAGGAGATTTATTGCCATGAAAACAATCGGTTACATTTTGAGCGGTATCAACATTGCTATTCAGTCCCTCGTTCGACTAGTCGTTAAGACATCGGAAGGTGCTGAAGAGATCGTTGACATCGGCAGCGACGAAATACGTGTCGCAGGCGAAGGTCAACGTGTCCAGCACGTACTTGACAGACGTGTTTTCGCTAGTGAGCTTAAAGGACATAAGCTCACCAAGGACGAGCACGAGTACATCTACCGTCCTCGTCGATCTCTCCTCACCAGCTAACCTCTCGGGGGCCTGGGCGCATTCGCGCCCATGCTTCCCCTTCCTTTTTTTACACATAAGATAATACACTGTAAGATAGCTAAAGAAAGATTTATCCCTTTCATTCCCTACCCCAAACCTATCTCTATGCATACTTAACCACACTAAGGATCCTAGTGGGCTGAAGCCCATAAGGGAATAATCCCACAACTCTTCCTTAAGGAGATACGTTATGAGTGATCAATATGCACCTAAACCAGTTACAGAAGAAGATGTACTCAGGGCTTTGATCAACTTGCACAAGCGAGCTGATCGTTGCATGCTTAACGACCGAGAGCCCTGCGGTCAGGATCTTGAGTTGTTGGGTAAATCCCTAACCAAGCAACTCGAGCTTCTTCGGGTGGAGTGCCTGGTTTCCGCTGAGTCTGATGCTCATGGGGACTGGATGTCCGACGGGTGTGATCTCAATGCAGAGCGCGATGCGTTCTTGTATGAGGGAGGTAAGGAGGATTACGCCAAGCTCATGGCTGAGCACATGGCGAAGCAACCCAAACAAGTGGTCTGCAAAGACTTCTTCTAGCCACATACCTACACGGCCTTTAGGCCGTGTGGGTATTTATACTAATCATAGATAAAGAGAGCAGTATATAACACTTCCTAGTAAGCCAGAGCTGAACGGGTCTTGAGCCACACCTACTTGTTAGCTAACCGGTAATCCGGATCACTTAGCTAGCAATAGGGAAAACCAAGTGGGTTATATACTG